TGAGACTTGAAGTTGGAATTGCTAATGATTCAAATGATGATATACAATTAACTGCTGGTCGAGTTCATTTGAACACCGCTACAACTGTTCTTAAAGCTACACAACCTTGGACTAATAATGCTTATGATCTAGGAACTAGTAGTAATAGATGGGCAAACTTATATGTAAACGACTTACAATTATCTAATGAAGCAAAGGAAGATACTGGTGGTAATGATGTTGATGGAACTTGGGGTAATTATACTATTCAAGAGGGTGAGAATGATTTGTTCTTAATAAATAACCGTAACGGTAAAAAGTATAAGTTTAATCTTACGGAGGTCGATTAATGACAATTTACAATAAAAGTGTTGCTAAGTGCTTCGCAAGTTTTAATTCGACAAATAACACATTTCGTGATAGTCTTGGATTTAGTAGTCAAACTGATGATGGATCTGGAAGACATCGTTTGAATTTTACAACTAACTTTGGAGATACAAATTGGTGTGCTGTTGCAGGAACAGAAAAGAATGATGCTAATGATGATCACAATCAGTTGTGTACAATTGGATGTACTGCAAGTGGAAGAAGGGTAAATAGTGGTTATGTTCCTATTACTAATGGACGGTCAAGACACGCTGGACATTGTGATACTGCATACTCTTTCGTAATCGTATTTTCAAATTAAGGAGGTTATTATGGGATTTGGATTTGATATGAATAAAGCTAAGAATATACATAAAGAGAATATTCGTTTTGCTAGAGAAGAAAAATTAAAAGCATTAGATATTGAATTTCATCTTCATAAGTTTCAAATTTCTTAGGTTTATATTTAAGAACTATACATTGAATATCAAGTTGAGAAAGATGTCCCTGCTCCATTAAATCCTTAGTTTGTGTTACCTTATATGAAGGTCCAAACAGTCCCTCTAACACCCATTTATGGGTCTGTGTGCCATCTAAAGTTCCAGTAAACCCATATCTATGTTTTGCGTGTTCTAACTTATCCATTATCTTTACTAGAGATTTACTCTTGAAAAGATGAGCTTCATCACCTATAATTACATTATAATCTTTAAAGAAAGTTTTATCCAACTCATAAACCGATTGCCAAGTTGTAATAGTAACTTCATTTACATTAGTTCTTTCTCTACCAGCATAGATTCTATGACAATGATTCTTGGGGTCCCAACCATAGTCTTCAAAATCTTTATACATCTGTTCTACTAAAGAAGTAGTAGGAACAACTAAAAGAATCTTTTGTTTCTTTGCTACAAAATATCTTATCAATGCATATATCATTAAAGATTTTCCAGAAGCAGTAGGAGATATTAAAAGTTTTCTATTATATCTTAAAGCTTCATAAACTGCTTCTATCTGATATGGTCTGGGTTTAAATCCAGTAATAGATGCCATATAATCTTTGACACCTTCCATAGAAATCATTTCATTGATCTCAAATGGAGGACCATAATATTTGTTATTTTCAAACTTATATGTGTATCCAGATTTCTCACAAAAGGCAACAATCTTATCTAACAGACCAACATAAATTCTCTTGGTCTTCATATTAAAAAGATGCACATATCCATCCCAATACTTACTCCTATATTGAGGCATGAATTTTTTATTAGGTACTTCAAAAGTAAATCTATCTCTTAATTCATATTCAATAGATGGTTCTGTTTTTACTTTTAGATATACCTCATTTATTTTTTGTATAGTTAAATCAGCCATAACCAGCCTGGAACTTCATCACTTCAACAGCATTCTTAATTTGATATGTTCTATTAGATATCTGTTTAAGTATGCTCTCAATGTAATTTAGCATCGTTTCATAATATTCTATTTTAAGATTAGACGCAGATAATTTATCATCAGCATCAAGATACTTCTGTAAGGTATCTTTATCTCTAATCTTCTTAGGAAAAGGATCTTTTATATAAACCTCTGGATCTGCCTTACCACTGAAATATTCATATCTCTCATGTCTTATATTTTTTCTTTGTTGTTGACCTTTCTTCATTAAAAGAAGGATGTTATTATAAAGTTCAAAATATTTTGCATGTAATACTGGAATATTTAAAGATTCAGTATGTAAATTATCTGGGTCAATTTTGGAATCCTTCTCCCACATCTTTTGGATTCCATCTAAATCAATCATTCATTCATTAACAAATATCTACTATATTGTATATAGTATACTTAAAGGAGACCTCTGCTGTGAAGTATTCTAGATCAGTTTGTCTAGCATCAAACTCCAAAGTAGTAAGATTATAAGGAAACATATTCTCAAACACGACCTTAAATTTAGGTCTCATATTAGAATCTAGAATAGTTAAAGTTCCATCAGAATATAAATTTAATTGACTTTTATCTGGTTGATCAATATCACTTTTTTCTTTTTGATAATCATATATCTCTTTTAAACTTTCTGGGAAACCTAGACCTCTCATCCAATGCTGAATCTCCATATAATTTTCTAAATTCTCATCTACCAAAAATCGTAAATTAAAATCAGAAAATTCCATCTTATCACCAGGAAGAGGAATATCCTTTAAGTAATTAGCAAAATTAGCAACCCCTAAACTCATCGAAGGGATTTCTACAGAACTACCAAAGTAAGCAACTTTAGGTGCTCTATTTAATATAAAATTAAAACCAGTAGGGACTAGAAAATTCCTATTCTCAATTTGTCCCACTATTGACTTCTTAACAGCCATAATCCCTTTCTAATTATTTAGATACCTATGTTCCAATTCTATCTTATTAAATAAATCTCTCATAACTTTTAACATCTCTTTGTCTTCTTTAGGAATAGAATCTGTATTCTCAACATAACATAATAAACATTTATGTAAGAGTTTTATATGACCTATTCCTATGTCTATATTCATTATTGGTTTATCTTTATCCATTATCCCAACGAGTAACTGTTAACTCAATTGAGTTATCATCCATTTCCCATTCTTCTTCTACTTGGAAACCCATTTCCTTAACAGTATTATGAAGTGTTACCCTAGCATATTGTTGAGTAATTTTTTCTATAAATCTTTTTGGTGGAACTGGATCTTTCCAAGTTTGTATATCTGCTACTAATTCATATTCACCATTATTATTCAAACGAAATCCAATATCATTTCCTATAGAAACATCTACTTTTACTTTTTCATGTTGATGGTCAAGAGGATTAATTAATTCTTGATCCTGTTTAACATCATATTGTAAAAGTTCTAAAGCTTCTAAAAGTTCAGGTTTGTTTTTTATCTTGGTTTTTATGGTGGTGAAGTGCGACATATTCCTCTGTGAAATTGTTCCAAAAGTTATCTATGGGTTGATGGAGATAGTGTTCTGTTTTATATTTACGATTTTCTACAACCCCCAGTTTCTCCTCTAATGATTTAGTAATTTCTTGACATTCATTACCTACAGCACCTATAACCTCTTCCGTTACGGTGCCATCTTGTCTAATGCTAAACTTAAGTGTTTTCTTATCCATTAGTTATTTTTTGTAGTAATGTCTTCTTCTCTTTTACTGGTTCCTTCTCTACAACTACTTCTTCTTTCACTTCTTCTACTGGCCAAGGAACATCATATTCCCAATGCTTTTCTGTCTCAAAAGTTTCTTCTGGATTGCCTTTGTTGATTTGTAATAATCTAACACGAACAGTATCCTTTTTGAATACTGGATGAGAAGTTACAGTTCTTCCAAGTTCTTTATATTCAAGATATGAAGTTGATTTTGGTTCCACTACTGGAACATATTCTTTTTTAGGCATAATTAAAAAGCTTTAGGGTGTGTAATTACATCACCATGTATCTCACCAATATCATCTATATGAGCATGGTCTATTGCTTCAATATGTCCATGATCAATACTGATATGAACATTACTTTCTAAAATAGAAGCAATTTTTTCTAAAGAATCAGCAATTCTTTTAACATCATTACTCATCATCATCCTCCAGCAGCATCGCATCCAATTTTACTACCAGCAACAACTCCTAATGGAATTGCCCACCAACGTCCATCACCTCTTGATACAGCAGCAGCAAGGCCACCACCTAAAATACCACCAGCAATTTTACCATCAGTACAATCATTATCATCAACTTCATAATGTCTTTCAACAACTGTTCTTGTTGGTGTTGTAATTGTAGCTTTATTTCTCTCACAAGGAAACTCAATAGTTTCCTTCCAAGATTTTACATAACCAGGAGAATCTTCTGTTCCTGGTACATATTCTTCTCTATATTCTGATCTATAACAAGATTTAGTAGAAGAATAACCTGCTTGATACTCATCTGCAAAGGCAGAAACAGGAGTCAAAGCAATTAAAGAAGCAATTAAAATTTTCATTATACTTCTGCTCCCTCAAGATCTTGTCTAAGACATTCTACTATTAGACTATAATTAGAATCTGGATCTTCATTACTATAAGATATTTCGTTTTGATAATATCTCTTCACTTTCTTATAAAGTTTTGGATTTTTAACATCAAGGAAAATTTCCCTATTTGCTGCGGCACGTAAAATGCCCAAATCTTTCTTGAACTTTGAAGTAAGCGTCATTGCTTTAATTGGTTTACCCTTATATTATACTGGATATAGGGTATGTAGTCAAGTACTAACGACGAACAATCAAACCTCCATCATCGTCATCGTCATCGTCATCGTCATCGTCATCCTGCAATTCCTCGATCCTATCTTGCAAAGATTTATGTAAAGGATCTCCAAGGTTATGAAGTTCTGGTGAATCTAATTTAAATCTAGGATCTTTTTCTTTCTCTGGTTCATCAAACCTAACAACTAATAACTCATCACCCTGTTTAACATCAGCCATTTCTGGATGAGCAATCTTAGTTACTGTTTTCTTTTCTACAATATAACCTTGTGATGGAACCTCTCCCATAAGACTCCATCCTCTAATTAATGAACGTACAGCAAAAACCAATAAAGAAAACCAAATTATTGTGAATAGTATATCAGTTACGGGATTCATTATTCTCTAAGATAATCATTTAACAAATAAAACCATACAGCAGACAGTATCATTATAGTAAATATTCTAACATTCTCCCAATTAACTACAATCATAATACTTGTACTACTCCATAACAATCAGGTATCTCATGCATCAATTTACTCTCAATACCCTGCTTAAGTGTTATGGCACTCATGGCACAAGTAGAACATGCACCACCTAGTCTTACCTTGACAAAGTTTGTTTCATGTTCTATCTCTACAAACTCTAACCATCCACCATCTGCTTCTATGTATGGTAGAAGTTCTTCTAAAACTTTAATTACATTTTCTTCAGTTAATTCCATCTGGAAACCTCACTCCTTCACAATCTTTTTTAGAACAATAATAAGTACCATCTCCTTTATCTTGTGTAAGATATTGACAATCAGAAGTCCATTCATTCATAGCCTCTCTAACTATCTTCTTAATTTCATTTCTTAACCATTTCATGATACCTTACCACCTGTACAATTCCATTCAGAATTAGGATCTACTTTATCCATATAATTAAATCCAGAACCTTCTGGGTATATGTATTTACCATGCTCATCAAATTGAGGACCAACTTTCTTTGCAGAGTATGTAGGATATGCTATCTTACCTTCTCTCATCTCTCTACCCTTTCTCTTTCTCATTTCATTACCTGATTCTCCTGGTGGTTCAGGCCAAGAAGTACCAAGTATCTCTTTTATCATTTCTTTAGTATATCCTTTCATCTTGCACCTACACGGGGTTCGCTATCAGGGACTTCGTGTGGATCCATCTTCCCTTTTGGTAAGTAAGCCAACTCACGCATTGCCCTAACTGAGGGATCAGTTGTAACATTAGTGGGCAATCGTCCAAGAGCGACGTTATCAAAGTTAAGTGAGTGCCTGTCAAATGTAGAAAGTTCATATTCCTCCGTCATCGACAAACAGTTGGTTGGACAGTATTCTACACAATTTCCGCAAAATATGCAAACACCAAAGTCTATCGAGTAATTTCTTAATTCTTTTTTCTTTGCTTCCTTATTCATCACCCAATCGACCACTGGGAGATTTATGGGACATACTCTAACACATACTTCACAAGCAATACACTTATCCATTTCAAAGTGTATGCGTCCTCGGTATCTTTCAGAGGGTATTAGTTTTTCGTAGGGATACTGTATGGTTACAGGTCTCCTACGCATGTGATCAAAGGTTACAGATAACCCTTGTAGCAGATATTTAGCAGTATCTTTAACTTCCTTTAAGTAATTGAGTACGGTTTTCATCTCTGAACATCGTGAGCACAACCATCACCAGTATAGTCATCACTGTCATAATATCCACCCTTTGTACCAAAGAAAATTGTTAGTCCTACAAATGGTAGTGCTGCTAGTATCAGGAATGTTTCTAAAATCATCTGCCTGGTATATATCTTTGTGCTTTTTGTGCTGCATCCTGTATTACAGGCATAATATCTGTTTCTACTTTGTCAGCAATTTTATCCACTATACTTATATCTATATCAAGGAAAGGTGGAATAATACCAAGTAGTCTCAATGTACCATCAAGAAACAATGCAAGACAAGTAAATCCAAGAATCATACTAATGATGGTTGCCTTGAAATTATGCTCTGCCATTGAGGCTTCGTCAATTCTCCTTGCTTCCTCAACAGCTTCAGCAACCATAGCATCCACTTGTTCTTTAGTATAACAAAGATTTGTGATGGTTTCTTCAGTCATCTATTAATTAATGTTATACAGTATATTATAATATAGGTGTCAAGTCATCTCATGAACATGGTTTAATGGGCGTTTACCCATCTTCTGTTGCTGTTCCCTTTCCAAATCATATAACTTTTTCATCATCTCTTGCTTCTTTTCAATATCATCCAATTTTTTATGGACTTCTTTGAGTTCAGACTCAATAGATTTGTCGGTCATCTGGTTTTAAAATGCTTCTCTCAAACCTCCCTGCTGTGTAGAGGATGCAAGTTGTTGATTTGAGTAGAAGTATTTATCTAACTTCGAAGTCTAACTTACGAACTTTACGCTTTCTTCTTGCCTCTTGCCATTCAATATCTTGTTGAGTTAATCCCTCTTTCTTTCTTTTTGGTTTATTAGAATTCAACATAATAACTTCTGACATATCAACAGCAGATACAGTATTACCCCTCACAGTCATCATATTAGGGCATCCACATGAATATGTCTTGCCACTATTTCCTTGCAGTTCCTTCCCACACACACGGCACTGCACTTTTAAATTTGTCATTTCAAACTTTATGTCTTACACAAATGCTTTTCTTTATATATGATTTTCATTTTTCAAATCCTGCTTGTTTACACCACCCATGCACATCAACGCCATCCTTGACTTTGTTGTGTGCATGAGTATGTAATGCTTCAATACTAATAAGTGTTACCAGCAATAAAGCTGGTATCACCACTAGTTCATAATTTTTCATTTACCAATTCTCTCAACTGCTTGACGAGACTTCTCAAGTATATCACCTCTCAAAGGAACATAACCTAACACAGATGCCTTCTCCTGATACTCTGTAGAGAGTAACTTTGATAGAGTTGTCTTTATGGCCTCAGTCTTACGACCATTACCAGTTTCATAAGCAAGTACCCATGTAAGCGTAGCAATGGGGTAAGCACCTTCTGCTGAAGGGTTAGGGTTTGTCCCTGCGAGGTTCTCATCGAGTGTAATACCATTGAGTGCCAAAGCACCCGACTCAACTGATGGTGTAATAAACTCACCATTCTTATTCTCAAGGGCAGCAGCAACAACTTCACCCTTAATGTAGGACTGATTAACATAACCAATAGAACCAATTTGATTTCTAATGTTGCCAGCAACACCAGCATTACCTTTGTTACCTATGCCCACAGGCCAAGCAACTGATTTAGCAACTCCAAGTTTCCACTTGTCACTAAACTCATTCATCGATCTAGTAAATGCAGCAGTAGTACCAGACCCATCAGAACGATACACCCAAGTCATAGGTTGCTCATCACATCCTACTTGATTCCAATTATTAATCTCACCAATAGCAACCTGAACTGCTTGCTCTTGTGTAAGTTTTAAATCACAACCAGGCATATTATAACCAAAGGCAATCGTACCTCCTGTCATAGGTATCTGGACTAGACCTCGTTTTGCTTTAGCAATGTCTGCATCCTTCATAGGATCGTCAGACGCACCAAAGTCTACTGTTTCATCTAGGAATGCTTTTCGACCTGAACCACTACCAACTGCTTGATAGTTTACTCTGTGTCCTCCTTCTTTTGCGAAGTCGGCAAACCATCTTTGGTATATTTTAGATGGGAATGATGCACCTGCTCCAGAGAGTCTTGTTCGTGCTTCTGTTTTTTCAGCAGCACCAAGTACTGCAAAAGCAGCAGCGAGTGCTACTGCTATGTTGAGTCCGATAAGCCTTTTCATTAGGATCCGCTTATGTGGCAAATTATATAGGGGGTCTTAACCGTATCTTAAGATACAATGTTAAGAAAGCGGAATAACAGAATCGAACTGTTGACGAAAGGTTGGAAACCTTTAGTTTTACCTCTAAACTAATTCCGCATAGTGATGGTTTCCTATCGCCTCCATGTCTGAAACCACCAAAGGGACATGCAGCAGTCATAGGTAGCGAAACTTACGACTCTAATATTATAGCATAAAAAAAGACCCCTGTAAAGGGGTCTTGATCCATCTCGAACTAGAGATATTTAGAAAGTGAACTTAGCACCGATTTTACCACCGAAGTTTACGATGTCATCGCCAGCAGCATCTTCATCAGAAATACCAGAGATTTCTCCGTATACAGATAGATCTTCGTTGATTCCTACAGAAGCACCAACTTTACCAGAGAACTGAGTCTCAGTGTCATCAGCAGCTTCGTCATGAACGAATGCAGGACCACCTTGGATGTAGTAAGCAACCTTACCTTCGCCTGTTGTTCCCTCGAAACCAATAGCAAGGTCTGTAGTAGCACCAGTGTAGTCTCCATCAGGATATGAAAGATTGCTCTCTACGTTCACGTAAGGACCAGCAAAAGCTGCGCCAGCGAATAAGAATGGAGATGCTGCAAGAGCAGCGATTGTTGATTTGATTGACATGATTGTTTTTAAGTATCTCGCATGGGACTAAAATAACCCCTGCGGATGTTAAGATCCCCGACATGGGATCCCGTTTACATTCGCAAAGGGTTACGATTCTTTCGAGTCCTTTACTGAACTGTCACATTGTATAGTGTGCCAGTTGTTATTATTTATAATATCAGATTATTAAAAAGGTGTCAATATATGCCAGTCACTTATGTGGTTGTCACACCTTACCTTCTTCTGGATATGTTTCTGGTTCTGGTGGTGGTGCAGATGCTTCCGTTACTCTTCCTAGATAAGGATCATAATTCATATGATCTGCAATATTAATACTAGATCCCATCTGTTGCCAGTATTGCCATAGTGCTTTGTGACTTCCATTATGCCACACACCAATATGTTCTGGATGAATACTAGATCCCAGTTCAATCTTATACATCAACAAAGGAATTGAGAATGTATTTCCTGAATTATAAACCAGATCATCTGCTACTGGTCTTGGTTTAACACCTTGATCAATCTTATACTTTTGCTCTCCAGTATATCCTCCTCTACAATGTAACCTTACTAACTTCTCTGCATGATGTCTAGCAATAACATAGCAAGCAGTAGAGAAATCATTTACAAATCTCTTATGAAGTTTAACATGAATATCTCCTGTGCATATAATAGCAAGTTGAATTACATCCCAATCATAAGGGAAGTATGCATACACATCTATCCAATTAAAGTTCCAGAACCTTACCACATCTAAATCACAATCATCTTCCATCATGATTGCATACTCACTATCAGATGTTTCTAACCAAGTTTTGATTGCTTTAAGGTGAGAAGTAACACATCCAACCTCACCAGAAGACATACCGTCTGGATACTTACCTTTAATAATATCACCTAAGTCATCTTCTCTACCATCATATGCTGAGATACGTTCATAGTCTGTGATTTGCCAATACCTAAACTGGTCTTCCATATAATGCCAACGCTCTGGTTGACCATCTAAATTAATACAATAGATAGGACCAAAGTGTTGTAACTTGTATGCACCCTTATTCTTTTCAGTTAAATCCATTAGTATCTTAGGTAGGTTACGTTATCAAATACAAAAATTCCTTTCTTCTTCTGCCTCACATACTCTACATCATCCATTAAACAATAAACCTTTAAGTCATTATTATACTGGTTTTTAATAGTAGATGCAAGATGGTTCTGTCCACTGTGTAATGATACCACACCAAAAGAAGAATACATAAGATCAACATAAGTGAAGATATCTTCTATCAATATTGTATTATCAACATCAGGTTCTATTATAGTAGCATCTTTAATCTTATTGGTAAACTCTACACCAAAGAACATCATATCCTTATGTAGTTTCTTGATTGTATCATACAAGTCTAGTATCTCCTTACTATCATATGTTATAGAGATAGAAGACAAATCAACTAGCAAAATATCATCAAAACCATGTATCTTTTTTGGTTCATAATATATCTTAGGATACTTATTAGTTGGTTCTAAACCATGCAGTGCCTCCCAGTTCATTATACAATCACTTATGATTGTCTTGTGACCTATCTCAGGGGTGTCTCCAGCAGTCCATGTACCATCCTTGATGCCCTTTATATAAGGGTTACAACCCCACACAAGGTCATAGATCTCTTGATTCCTGAACTTTGCCTGAGACCATATGTAAGTGTCTCTACCCTGCTGCTTATGAAATTCTTCTGGCAGCGTAGAGAATTGTAGATTGTCACCCAGCCCTCCATGATAGGCTGAAAGAATTACATCACTCATATATATTTTTCCCAATCAATTGTTGGTGAGTGTAGTAGGTCACAGTGAGTAGAGTAACCAGGCATAGGAGTAATCAATCTCCTACCATGTCTTCCCAACTCTACAAACTTAGCATGATCCATTGAGATACCATCAGGAGATGCAGCACTGAAGTGCTTATGTATATGCATGTCCTGTCTAAGTTGTCCCATCTTACCTGCATAGGTATTACAGGTGGAAGGAACTGTTCTCCAATGACATGTATCACTAATGAATATCTTAGATACTAAGTCATCATAGCCAGAATCAATATACTTATCCAGATGATCGTATAATGATACGTATTGAGTTGGAAGGCTAAAGGCTTCAATAAGGATTTCACACCAGTTCTCCTTGTGTAGGTAATCATCTTCTATAAAATAAATGATAGTGTCATCATCATAACCTCGACTCTC